AGCTATCAGAATTTGAAAGAATCTATAGACAGCTGTTAGGTTCCGAAACCTCTCCCATAAGAATGAGATTTAAACCAACAGACCAGGGCGTTCTTGAAGATACAAAAATAGTTCTATCTAAAAGGCTTTCAATCCTTCCGCAAAGGTTTATCCTAGAACTTTCCGAGAAGAAACAAAAAGACCCTGACAATCCTAATAGTGTCCAATATATCTTTAAGTTCTATTTCTCTATCCCAGAAACAGATTACCAAGACAAAACACACGGCCTCTCTATAATCAACGACAAAGACGTTTTTATATATGTAGAGAAACCCAATATCGTCATAGAGAACGGGCGAGGCATAATCCCTATTGACGACAAACTAGAATCACATCAATCACATACAACAGCCCTAATAGGACAATCCTTTTCAAACTTCTCAAGCCTAATCCCAACAGAATATAAACTAGAGAACGTAGTAATAGGCGAAGACTTCGGAATTGAACCGGTCAACCAGATTCTCTGGAAATCTCCAGGCGGAAAACTAACAGGCAACATTCCTCAAAGACTAAAAGATGACCTCCTTAAAATGTCAATCACTGGAGACTCAAGGCACACAGGCGACACTGTTGAGTCTAGATTTAAAATAGACAACCCTCCAGCCATGACAATTGAAAGTGTCTTTGGTGGAACATTCAGAGGCTCTTTAGGTGACCAAGTTCCAGAATACTCCGGCCCAAATGCAATCGACACAGTAAGAGGATATAATTCTTCTTATTCGATGTTTTTCAGTATAGTGTCAAAAGAACCTGAGACCAAACATCTCATATTATCAGACAAAATGATAGCCACTGCCCAGAACACATTATCTCACGCCGGATTTAGATTCACTTCAAAAGACTACCGAGGCGCGGAGATAGGCATGTCAGACACAATGATTTCGACATTATCAAAAGTAGGTTCCTTTGCAGGAATAAAAATCAAAACAGGTGAATAGATATGAATCTATACGGATACCCGACAATAGTTCTAAAAGACAAAGAAACGGGCAGGATTAAAAGAGAGATTTCCTGCAAAAATATACAAACAATCCCCGCCAGAATGATGCTTTCCAATGTAGGCTACTTTGAATATGCTGACTACAATGAAAGAAGATTCGGTATCGGTACAAGAAGTGGGAGTAACGACAATTCAAGCGATATATATACCCTCCCGTTTAGGATGCCGAAAACGCCGTTTTATTATCAGAACAAAAACCCTGTTAGCCCGTCATATAATTTTAAATTCTCCGACGGACAAGAATACTCATCTTCGGCAACGTCAGACGGGGTCGAAAGAGTTTCCCTGACGAAGGATTCAGAAGGGAGAAGCATTTTTGTGTTTAGAGGGATTCTTAATGCTCCGGACTCTGGGATAAGAAAAATAGGCACAATATGCCTTTCCCCAAGAACGACCGGCCCAATGTTCTATACCCCATTGGACGACATAATCGACCAAGATGCAATAACAGTTATTGATATCGCATATAAAGTTATCATTGCCGGTAAAACCGATAAAGAGTATGCCCAAAACTTCGCCGCAGCGTATGGTTTTAACGATAGAGATTATTCTCCAGTTGGACAATGGTCTTTTATGGGGAATTCAAGGGACGGATTTAGAATACCGCTCTCTAACGAGACCGAACATTCCGGAGGAGGTTCGAGGCAATCATCCTCTGCTCTATTTACCGGAATGACAGACGAAAAATACAATTCGGTAAGTCCTATGTCGTTGGATATATTTCGGCTTAATTTTTTTAACGACTACATATTTTCTTCTCAATTGGCGGCGTCAAGAAATGGATATATTAGCAGGAATGATATTTCAACCTGCGGCTCATTCTACGGCTCACTTTCATACACAAGAGAAAGCAGTGCAAACCCAAAAGACTTTTGTGAAATCACAAACGAAAAAGGTGTTACGTCTACTTTTTCTAAGCGTAGAGAAAATATTAATTCTGCAATTAAGCCATTCTTCGAGCCAACGTCAGTTAAGAATGGTACAGGCGTAATTAAAGCTGCATCTGCAACACGAAAAGTTGGACTTCCGGAGAGGTGGGAGATTGACGTAATTAAAGGCGGCACCCTCGCCGAAGCAGAATTTAGGATTAGAAAAATTCCAGTAGGGAATTATGTGGCAAACTCTAATATTCAGGCGCTCACACCGATAGACCATCTGTCATATTACGGAGGATTAGTAAGTCTATCGTATGACAAGTACAATCATCCCGACGGAAAGTGGTATGAGCACTCTGAGGCCGTATGGCCTTTGTACGGACAAAACATAGCTATCGTAATACGAAAAGGCGTACTGCTAACTTCTATTGGTAACGCGAATTACATTGTTCTTGATGAAACCAATCTTCCTCACGAGAATAGGGGAATACAAATCACCGGTATTGCATGGGATGACAGGAAGAAGGGTCTATTGATTGGGTGCGGAGAAAGCGGCCTATATAAAGTTGAATACGATAACGACACAGATACAGAGCCAAATGTCAAAAGGATTTCAAATATTGGCGTTGAGCACGTCTATGCAATAAACGGTAACGGCTTAGGCTCAGTGGCTATGGTTACAGATGCCGGAATTATGTACTCCAACAACCTCGGTGAAACATGGTCAACCAAAACATTTGAAACCGTAAAAACGCAGATGGCTAATGCCAGCGGGTTTAACTCCAGCACAAACTGGGAACCTATCTTAAAAAATCAGATTGTCGGATTCATTCTATCCAGAGATGGGTTAAGCGTGGGTATATGTACACCCGGAATCTATTATGGTTCAGAAATCCCGTTTATAAAGCTATCTGATTCTAGTCCGTCATTTAGGCTTAGTACATCAAGTAATTTGTATTCAAACAATTCAAGATTCTTGGGTGAAAACGCCCCGAACGGCCGCTATAGGTATAACCCCATATGTATTCCTAAATCTATTGCAGAACAAAAAAGGAAAAGTTTAAAGGACCTTATAAGTTCGGATGGGTTTATTATGCAGCCTGGCTCTTATTTTGGGATATCGGTAAAATACGGAGAGGCTTCATCTATCAGAACTTATGGTTTCGCCTTTGCCAATTGCACTTTAAACGACAAAACGAGATATAATGTAAGGGCAGAGACAAAGAACAGCTCGCTTGATCAATTCTGGACATTTGTATCTCCAAATACTTCTGTTATAGCAGTAACGAGGGATAATTATGCGGGCGGTGACCACACTATTGTTCATAATGGAAGATGGGGTGTAGCATTAGTAGTGACAACTAGCGGCAGGGTAAGGACAGAGATTATCGGTCCGGAAATCGGCACATCAAAAGATGTTCCTGCAAACTATTATTACTATGACAGCGCAACATCTTCATTTGTATTCAATCAGCCGTCAAAAGTTGTAAAACTATCTGGACAAGAGGCAACAATAGACGGAGTCAAATTATCTATAACCGATGGAAGGTTTGAAAAAGGAGACTGTTTCATATTTCATAGGACAATGTCTTACTTAGACGATAATGTGTCCACTATGAATGCTTATATAGAACGCTCCATTTTGGATAAGTCAGACTGGCTTGAGCAGTCCGGAACTATTTCAGAGGAGATGCCCAAGCCTTTGTATAGAAACCCTCTCTCTATCTGCACAAATATGTACAGAACACAGGATAATAGGCTTAAAACAAAAGACAGGACAGCAACTTTCCCAGAAGACCTTAAAAGACAACCACATCAGTTTAAGGTTCAAGGCTCTTCTAAAATGAAGATAGATGCAAGCCGGCTTAAGGGAACGTTTCTGATTGAGGCGGCTATTGACACTTGGCAATCATCGCTAAGCGCAAGTATAGTTATCTCTAAAACAGATGCAGGAGTTTCTTATTATTGCGAGGCATATAATCTTAGAGCAGGTCTGATTTTGTCCGACACACAGGTTTTAAAATCCCCATCAGAGCTGTCTATTGTAATTGATTCCGACAAAAGAGGCATAACCGTTAATGACGGAGCAGGAGTTATATGGACATCAGGTTCTTTCTCTTCCTCTTATGCGCAAGACTACTATATTTCCATTGTCCCATTATCAACAAGGAAAAGTGGAAAGTATATTCAGCCGTATTTAGTAGAATCTACTGAAAGAGGGAATGACCTGTCATCAATGAACGACGAGGCAGAGCTATTTATTCCTACCTTTGAATATGCCTACAAAGGTGTCTTATGTACTAGATTGGGTAACGAGGGTCTTGCAAATGGCTCATACGACCCACTATTCTTCGGCCTGCCGTCAGTTGCTTCGCTAGATGCATTTATAGTAGAAATAGATGGCAAACGTGCAGAGGTAGTTCCGAGTGTACACACAACAGACGCCGGGAAGTATGTAAGATGGTACAAGTTCAAACCAGAAAGACCGGCAAGAGGCGGGGTCTCTGTAAAGGCAAATGCAGGGCAAGTTGTTATTGATACTTACACCGGCATGGTATACTTCTCAGACGACGACATAGGTAAATCATATAAGATTAAGTATAAATATTACAAAGGCGACATTCTTGGTGCCGGGGAGGTAATTCTTGAATAACCGTATAACAATATACGGATTTAAAGTTGAATTCGAGGATGGCAGTTCTATTGATGTTTCAGAATCTGCCTCCGAGATTCTTCTTTCTCCGTTTTATGCTTCAATCAGGGATATTGAGCTCGGCATCCCGGCAGATAAAGTTTCCTTCCCCGAAAAATTCTCACAAGACGTATCCGAGATGATTTTTAACAAATCAATCTGGATTGAGAACTATCTAAGAAGGAAAAGACTTAATCTTACCCAAGAAGAGCTTTATGCTATCAAGCGCGACTATGTTATTTGCTCTGTTTTAGCAGCTGTTGCAAATAAGATTTACGGAACACTGTTAAAAGGTCAGTCAGTAAAGAAAGTTCTTGGAGACTTCGAGGTTCAAAGAGATTCCAACTTTGACACAAATTCTGCGCTTAATTTTGCAAAAGATTCAAAGAGTTGCGCAGATGACATATTATCGGCAATTGATTCCGCCGCAAGCGTATTAGCAAGTTCTTTTGTTAAAGGTCAATACAACTGCCGTAGTAGAGTCTCTGATAGAGAATGGCATCATCCTCGATATAGAAGTGTTATGCCTATAGCCGCAAACAAAGAGCTTGAAATCGACGGCAAATACTATAAGACTGGATTTGGTTATGGCAACGAATATCAGCCCCTTTCTCGCAGAGGTTGATTTACGACAAGAGATGGTGGACTTATTTACAGGTGATGAGTTTGTAAATAAGCTCCGGCCATTTATCTATCGTAAGTCCAGACACAATGAAGATGGCACAAAAATAAAATGTCACTGCTATAACCCTGTCAGCCAGGAAGGAATGACGGATTGCCCAGACTGCAACGGCGCCGGATACCTTTGGGATGAACAAATCATTCCGGGACATATGTGGCTCACAAGGTCAATCATGCCAGTAACAGGTTCTTCTTATAATAACGGCGCATCTCCTATTGGACGTTCAGTAGATTCAGCATGGGTTCTAATACTTCCATATAACCTAGAAGCCTTCGAAAAAGACGTAATCTATCTTCCAGTAATGAACGAAGAAGGCTCTATAAGATTCCCAGTAAGACCAGAAAAATCTTACTACATTACAGAAGTACTAAGAGTCGGATTCGATATGGGACGTAAGGATTTCACAGCTATAGGATTACAGACAAGATGATAGATAAGTACGATATTAGTAATGAATTCGAAAAACTCCTAAAGGAACTTGTCAATATATCCGGAAGAAAAGTAGAAGAATCAATGTCATTGGAGGAAGCCTTTCAAAAACGCGCAGGATTAACGATTGACAATTTCATGGAATCGCTATATCCTCTATTCAAATCAGAAGGGCTTCTAATCGAGACAGAATCGGACTTTGGGCCATACGACCCAAACAAATTTTACTTCACCGAGTTCTTTCCCGACCAGCCAGATGACACGCCGGTCAATAACGTTGTTACATGGGAAATCAAGCGTAGAGAACCGGCCGTTTTTGATTCCAAGGTTATACAAGGTAGCACAACACAATTCAAACCTGTTTTAATAGGAGAAGTAAAAACTCCTCAAAACAGACTTGCAGCCGTATACGAAGCTATGTACGATAACACTGTTCAATTTACAGTTTGGTCTACAAGCTCAAGGGACGCAAGAAAATTGGCATCTACCTTAGAAAACCTATTCTTACGTCTAAATCCCCTATTTAAAAAGGGAGTTAGATTCATGGTCTACAAGGGCAGAACGTCCACTATCAATACAGACCACTACAAGAACCGAAGACTGTTTGGAGTTTCGCTGGTTTACCTTATCGGTACCGCAGAACCCGGGTTCATCAAGCAGGACGAGATTGTAGCAATTAAAACCTATAGTCAAGTCGTTAATTCTCTTAAAGACAGAGAAGTAGAAGAAATAAAACAATTGATATATAAATGATAAGGTAATTAAATGGCCACATATCAAAACTTGCCAGGTGTAAACTTAGAGCTTCTGGACGGCAACCTGAGAATTGACCAGACAGATAACTCTCCCCGCGTTCTCGTTATCGGCCGCGCAGAGAAGGGCCCTACCAATACACTGTACGGTGTAACTGACACCAACCGAGCCGCAGCCGCTTTCGGTCAAGACTCACCTCTTATCCGTAAGATGTCAGAAGCTCTTATCGGTGGCGCTAAACGTGTATCCCTTTACCGTATTGGCGGCAAACAAGCAAAACTGAAAAACATCTTTGGTAGAGACAGCTATCTCGCCGCATTGGAAGCATCTGTTTCCGCAGCAGACAACCTGAAAGTGTACGTTGGTCCTCGTCCTAACAACGACGGTAAGGCATGTTTGATTGTCTTCAAAGGTAACGAAATCGTATACTCAAACGTTCCTGGTTCTGAAGTAAACCGCAACCAAGTCGAAGTGTTCGGTTTTGACCCAGAAACAAGAGTTAAAATCGGCACACCTACCGAACCTATTCCATTCGCAGATGTAATTCTGAAAGAATACTCTCGCACTGCAAAATTCGTTGGCAACGGAACCGCCGTTAAGTTCTCACTGCCGGGCGTAACCAAAACCGACACCGTGACCGTTAGCAAACTGACTGTTGATGGTCAAGTTAAAAACTCTCCGACAGACTTCTCTATTAAAACCGATAAAGAGACCTCTTCTCAGTACATCGAGTTTACCACTGCTCCAGATGCAACAAAAGAAATTCAAGTTGCTTACAAATTCAAAGCAACCGGTAAAATTGCAGGTTCTGCAGTTTTCGTAGGTAATGGCACTAAAGACGAATTCGTTCTTCCTGGCACTAAAAAAGACTACGAAGTAACACTGGATGTCGTTAAGGTTGCCGGACAAGATAAGCTTAGCGAAGCAACCGCTCAAGACGACTCAGGTGCATCAGACGCTAAAGCGCTTAAACTTCAAAACGCTCCTGCTGACCAAGCTTCAGTTATCGTTGAATACACAATCGACACCAAACGTGAAGTTGTTCAGGGTGAATACGAAGAAGGTGAAGACAGCATCAATACAACCTGGAAGAACTACTACGAACTTCTGCACACTGCATTGGCAGAACTGGAATCCGTAAGTGCAATCTCCGTTGTTACAGACTACGCTATCATCGACGCTCCGAACATTGCAGACGGCTCAGAAGACCTTGACCGCTTGGATTACGTTTACGTTTCTGAAGAAAACGGCGAACTGAAATACGAATGGTCTACAGAAAAAGTTCTGTACCGTAAAAACAGAGGCACAACCACTACCTCAGACCCTGCAGAAGCAGACGTCAATGGTAACGGCCAGCCGGTTGTATTCAAGCGCTACCACGAAGCAAACTTCGCTCATCTGTTAGCTAACTTTGCCAACACCATTTCCGAAAACGAAGAGTTCTGTCTGGTAACAATCGGTGCATCTATGCCACGTTCGCTGTCACAATACGAAGTGAACCGCTGGATTGGTTCTCCTGCCACTTACGATGCTTTGGGTAATATCGTTTCTAACGGTACTGGTCTGCTTGGTCTCCGTAACATGGTTGCCCGCGCCGATGTCCGTCAAGGCTTCTACAAAACCACTTCAGGATTCGTAGACGGTTCTATTGTAACTGACTCTAACGGTGCTCCAATCAACATCGGTAAATTCCTGTCTGTTGTTCCTCAAGTAATTGTTACTCCTTCTTACTCTTCTGCCGGTTCAAACACCATCGTTACTAACGGTGCCGCTGTATATGCAGGTTTGATTACTACAATCAATGCAAGCGTATCAACAACTAATATGTTGGTTCCACGTATTGCATTGCCGGGCGAAATTAAGAAAGTCAAACTTGACCAACTGACCGGCGCCGGTTATGTGTTCTTCAAAACCACCAACGGCAGCGTCCGTGTAGTTTCTGATGAACTTGCTACAAATAGCAACTCAGACTACCGCTTCCTGTCAACCACTATGGCCGTAGCAGAAGCTTCAAATGCTGTTCGTACAGCCGTTCTGCCGTTCATCGGTAGAGGCCTGACAGAAGCAACTTTGGCTGCTGTTGATGTTGCAATCGAAGGCGCATTACAGCGTCTGGTTGAACAAGACCACATCGTAAAATATCTGCATGTAGTTAATCAGCGACCTGTCGTTAACGGCCGGGCTGTTCTGGACGTAGCATTGACTATTGTTCCTGCATTCGAACTGCGTGAGATTAACGTAGCCGTTAAACTGGCTTTAGAACTCTAAGACAAAGGAGGGGCTTAACCGCTCCTCCAATTTAAACCAGGAATATTATGTCAGATTTTATCACATATAATGCCACAACCTCTGGTGTTGATATTACCCCTGTACTAGCCGGTAAACCAATCGGTACCATGCAGATGATTTCTTATCGTCTAGACCGTGAGAAAATGCCTATTCATACTATGGGTTCTCCGGATGCCCGAGCAATCGCTCGTGGTAAACGCACCTGTATGGGTTCTTGTGTATTCACTGTATTTGACCGTGAGGCACTGTTCGACATTATGGACGAAATGGGCCGTTCGGATGTTTGGCTGGGTAAACATGAAACCGCAAACTATCGCCGTGGTGGTGCATACAAACACATCAACAACGGACAGTATCAAGATGCCATCCCAGAAGCTGCACGTAATGCTATCTATGGCTCAACAGACCCTAGAGCAAACAACGGCATCCGAGGCGGTGGTACATTGAATCCTGAGTACGGTAGACTTCAACTGAACACCTCTCAAGGTTTGCGTTCAGGTCTTCGTGACTTAACCAAAGCTCGTTTGGCAGACCAAATCCTTCCGTTCGACATTGTATTGGCTTCTACCAATGAATTCGGTAGCTCAACCAAAATGACTATCTATGGTGTTGAATTCGTTTCTGAGTCAGGTGGTGTATCTATCGACGACCTCTCTACAGAGAAACAGTATTCATTCATCGCTCGTTCAGTTTCTTCTTGGGAGCCAATGGATACCTTCAACTCTCGTTAATATAACGTTTATTCTCCTACAGGTGTAATATGCCGAATTACCAAAAGCAGCCATTACACAAGGAAGAATTTCATTCTGTGGGTGGCGATGCCACCCACATTATTTTTAACTTCCCTGGATACGGCTATCTTCACATGGGCAGTCTCCTGTCCCTATCCTATCAAATCTTCAGAGACAAAGTTCCTGTCTACAATCTGGGAAACACAAACATCGACGGCTTTGCTATTGGTAAAAGGTATGTAGCAGGGTCGATTGTCAAAACCTCTTTTCTTCATGACGACCTCAGACAATTCCTTCAGGACGTAGCATCCGGAATCGGAGTCAAAGAGGACGTCGATTCTATCTACCAATTAAAACTCGAAAAACAAAAAACATATCACCATTTAATGATGGACGATGTCCTCCCATTTGACATCATCATCCTAATGACTTCCGAATACGGCGGATATTCCGTATCTGAAGTTATTTACGGTGCAACCCTCATCAACTCCGGTCAGGTTCATTCTATCCACGACATTATTACAGAAAACACTTTCTCTTTTGTAGCAAGAGATGCAAGACAAACAAGGAATAAATTGGGAAGTATTGTTTACGGTGAATCAAAAAATCTCGGCGTCAAAGCCTCTCAATTATCCGAAAATAATATCAATTATCATGACCCTCAAAGGTCATATTTCTACGAACGCTGGAATCAGGAAGTAGACGCTGCTGCAAGAAGGGGAACATGGACTCCGGATGAAGTGAACCGCATCAACGCCTACTCTCAGCTTGCAGGAAACGGAACAAAAGCAAATGTTCCTCTAGAATACATAGAGGCCGCAAAAAACGAATATAAAAACGGCGGTATTACACAGATGCCAGACGTCAACACTGGTTCTCGTCCCAACACATATGATTCAGCCCATATTGACAAGAACAGCTTTACCTCTACAAATCCAGGCTTTGAGGTTGAAGACGGCGATACCGTTCATGTTAAAGCCAAGAAAACAGACGGCACAGAATATAAGACCGACTCTAAAACAGGGAAAACAACTCTTCGTTTTATGGGTATAGACACTCCAGAGACCGAACATGGAGACAACAAGGGCCAGGAATACGGCAAAGAGGCTTCAGACTTCCTGAAGAAATATGTACAAGATGGCAAATGGGACAGAGATATTAGAGACGGCGTAACAAAGATTGTCGGTACAGATGTATATGGACGTAAACTATTTTACAACCCAAGATACATAGAAGAAGCTGTCGAGTCAGGCTCTGCATGGTTTAGGCCAGAAAGTGCCAGACAGGCAGGAATGTCCGCAGAAGATATCAACCGTATCAAGCAAAAGTACCATAAAGCCAAGGCCGAAAGAAAAGGGCTATGGGGCGGCAATAAGATTGTTGACCCGGCGGCACATAGAAAGACATGGGATAAATAATGGCTAAATCAAAATATCTTATCTCAAATACTCCCTCTGGCGTTAAAGTCTCCGTAGATAACGTAGAGATGGACAACCAGTCAAGGGAATACGCTATTGGACTTGAATACTCTCTGTCAAAAGGACTTCAACAAGGAAAATCTCTAGAGGCAGATAAAAACGTTATTGAAAAGATGTATCCTAAAATACAGGGAGCATCATCAGGTGACAGTAGGTTTAAACCAAAAGGCGTCCCTTCCCAAAAAGGGAAGTATAACCCTGTAGACCATATGTCTGCAATTTCTGTTAATGGTAGAGGTAAGGCCGCAAACTTTAATCCTTCAGAAACCAATAGGGAAAAGAATCTGGCCAACCAAAAGGTTAAGAGTGCTTCATACGACGGTCTGTATACAAAATACTACTCTTCAAGTGATTTCAATATCTATATTGGCGATATCCTTATTGACCGGGCGGCGGGCGTTGGCATTAGCGAATCATTAACAAGTTCACCTATCTATACAATAGGCAACAGCAGATACGACTTCCTTGCAAGAGGAAATGTAATCGTCTCCGGTATTATCAGAATCAATAAAGCCGAAAAGAACTATCTCGCAAAGGCTATATCTCACTATAGAAACCGTTCAATAGAGTTCAAATTCCTAAGTCCTTATGAACAAATCCAATTGACTTCTGAAGAGCTTGCAAACTACCGCAAAAAGCTCAAAGAATACAACGAAGGCCAAGTCTCAGCTAAGTCTGTATTGGACTGGGCAGACCTTGGAGACTTCACTATTCATATGGTTTATAACAACTCCGACCCTGTTACAGAGGGTGTTCAGCAAAGAATATCTATTGTAGAATGTAGAATAGTTGGATATGAGCATTCCGTTGATATTGGCTCTGACGGCCAACTGATAGACGGATATAAATTCATCGCAAAAGAAGTAATACCGGAGTAAAAATATGAGAGTTCAGAAAATCGAAGGATTAGAGTCTCTTCCGCCAGATGACCTGACACCAGAAGAAATTGGTCAGATTGAAATCGCAAAAGAAGAAGCGGAAGAAGCCAAGAAAGAGCAGACGGATATAGACATCCTTCTGAATGCACTTGCAGACAAAGAAGATGCACCAAAGGCTCATGATATTGAGGCCTGGTTAGAGAAGTACGGCACGGTACATGTATCGTCTATTCTTGGCGGTACAGACTTGTTTATCTGGCGTGTATTAAGAAGACAGGAATACTCCACCTTAATCAAACAGGGGATGATGGATAACGAAGTCCGCGCGGAAGAATCAGTTGTCCGTAAGTGCCTATTGTACCCAGACCCAAATCATTCCTTCATGGTAACAGCCCCAGCAGGTTTCATCACAACACTAAAAGAACAAATCATGTATCGTTCAGGCTTTGTTCCATTAGCCCAAGCATTCTCACAAATTAAGATTCTGTAATATATGAGCGCACTAGATTTGAAGACAGGGACAATCGTAATCCCATTTAATGATACCCCAATTCAAATCGGGGGTCGTCTATATAAAAACCTATCCGTACTAGCAAGACTAATGTCTCCGACAGAACTGGATAGGGCAATCAGGATAAATACCAAAGAGCCTGAAATAGAAGACGAATTATACGAAGAGATTTTCAAGCTCTGTGTAATTTCCGTCCCAGGCATCCCAAGAGACGCAGATTATAATACGTCCTCTGCAGGATTCGTATCTACAGTTGGTAAAATAATCTACATAAAATCAAGGGAATACGCAGACGACCCATACAAAGCGTTTGGCTCTGCGTCAGAATCAATCAGTCTAATAGAATCAATGTGCGCAGTTGTTTCAAGATACCTTGGTTACAAGTACCACGAAGTAAAAGAATTCCCAATAAACGACCTCTTTGAAATGTACGCAGCATGTCAGGCTTCATTCCCTAACGAGGTCGTAAGGATTGAGAAACCAGAAGAAGCCAACACAGGAGTTCCTCAGTAATGGCAGAAAACACAGGATGGTCAGCAATCAATGAGGGCCGAAGTAACGAGGAGAACCAATCTGCGCATCGCAGAGTGTTGGCAAATGCACAAACCTTTGAAGAACATCAGTCGGAGGAACGCGGCAAAGACCTCGTAGGCTCTATTGTTAAATATGGACTAACACTAGAAGCAATAGTTCTGGCAAACAGAGCATTAAAAAATAAAGATACACAAAGAAAAATAGAGCGTTATGTAAACCTAAGTTATCTATCAGATTCAATAAAAGGGAATAAACAAGACGCTCTGAATATCTTTGGCGGCGGGAGAGTAACCTTGACCAACTTGTCTATGAACGTGGCAAGGGCATTCGAGGAACTCTCCCCTTTTTCTATTTTAAGAACATTCAATACATCACACATTCTGACTCCATTTGCTACAGCAGAATCAAACTTCGACTTTTCTCCTGAACTTTTAAAGTCACAGAAAAAATACTTTAAAGAGCTTTCCGCAAAATTCGGGGAAAGAGAACTTAAAGACTCTGACTTTGACCTAGGTCTAAAATATCGAGCAGGCAAACTCTTAGACGCAAACGACAACGTAGTCATTCATAACACAAGGCTCACATTGACAGAGTTTGCAGGGACAGAGCCAGGTCACTCTGCAACGTCAAACTACAATAAAATCTTAAGAAGACACATAGCAGTAGGTCAGGAACACGGATTCTTTGCTAAGAGAGAAATAGCAGACCTTGCAAGAGCTGTTCCAAGCGAAACTCCATTCACACTTATAGCAGCCAAGAAAGAGGCTAATATAGGAACGGAATGGATGAAGTCTGTTGTAGGACAGGCCGTAGCACAAGGCTTCACAATGGTAAACGAACCGTTCGGATTTCTTGAAGAAACCGGAGGGACGTTAATTAACAGAAACTCTACTCTATTTAAGCTAATCAGAAAGTACGGCAGGATTAATCCAACAGCAAATTCAGAATCAACAATAGCAGAACTTGCAGGTGGATATGTTAAGCACGGAGCAATAAAACTTGGTGCATTGGCCGCAGGTTACTATGCTCTAGATAACGCATCTAAAATCTTAGGAACAGATGGTTCAGGCTTTGACAAAGGGATTGCAGAAGGTTTAGCAACAACAGCAGTCGGCGCAAAACTCCTATATGCTGAAACAGTCTCTGATAGATTTGAAGAATACAGGGAAGAGCAAGAATACGTTGCCCCAGGTTCGACCTCTCTACTTAAATTGGCAGGATTCCCATTGGCAGGAGCAATGTTCGGTGGAACGCTCGCTTACGGAAGAAGGGCTCTCCCCGCAATCGTTTCAAACGACGGATATCTAAAATCCTCAGAAAGCGCTGCCAGACAAGGGCATATATTCGGACAAACAGTTTCTGCATTGGCCTCTAATACATTCCTAAGTGATGCCGTATCACACGGCTCAAGGGCAAAAAGGTTTGCAACCAGAGGTGCCGCAATCGGTGCATTATTTGCACTCCCATTCCTACCAGGTGCACTAATAGGAGAAAGCTCAGACGACATTCGGGCAGAATACCTAGAAGGCAAAGATGTAGAAATCAGAAAAAATAGAGGCTGGTTCTCTTCATCTACACCAATAGAAGGTGAGGGTATCAAGTATTACACCAAAAACTGGTACCAACGCTTAATGGCCGGAAACAAAGATAAAATTCTTTACGGCGACCAAGATACAAAAGAGGACTTAAATCCATTCCTTAGCCCATTGGATTACCTAAGAAATCCATACAAACTGGAACAAATGCACGAAGAAGATATGCCATATCCAGTATGGGGCATGGACGTATCTATGGGCGGCTGGGCAGGCAAAGGTTTCCAACTCCTTGCCGGAGACATTATTAAGCCAGACCTGATTAACCCAAGAATGGAAAAGCTTAATGAAGAGCTTACAGGAGGAAATCAGGAAGAAGGAGAATTCGTAGAGGCGCAAGAAGCCACAATTATCCCCACTCTGTCTATCAAACAGAATTTCTCTAATAAGGAAATATCCTTAATTCAGGATGGCAAAACAACCTCTGGTGAACTTGCTAAATACGACCCTAATACAGAGGCAGCAAACTATATGGTTTCCTCTGCAATGGACTTCGTAGGTCTTAAAGGTTGGGTTGCTTCAGGAGTCCTAAAAGACTTCGGCGTTGGTATGCCTGACCTAAAAACACAATACGCAAGGTCTGGTGAAGCTACAAATATTGCCAGAGAATTCGAGGCTCAGAACCTTGGTGGTATGGGCGGCGCGGCTGACGTTATCCGGCGTATCATCCCAATGTCTTCAGATGTCACAGGAGACAGATTCAATCCCTTAAGAAACACAGCCTCTCCAGAATGGCTTCCTTCAGGTGGCTATTTCAACGACTTCTCCAAAGGTGCATTCTGGGACAAAGTAGAAAACGGATATGACAGACTTCCAGGTCAGGGCTACGAAACATGGAACCCAGAGTTATCTGGTATTGACCCTAATGAGTATCCAGACATCCACAAGTTCAAAATCCTCTCCGACGTAGCATTTGGCAGTAACGAATACTATCAAATGTATGAAAAGATGCAGGACCTTTACAGGAGAAAGGTTGGAGGAGAAGATGCAGAGATGTCTGACGAGGACGCATCAAGATTTGAAGAAATCTATATTCAGTCTCAGGAACGTTCCAGAAAGAAACGATTCTTCGAATATAAAACAGATGCAGACCTAGAAGGCATTTCAATGTGGGGCAAAATGCTCGGCTCTATCTGGGAGAGTACAACCCACAACGCAGAACTTTCTACAGAGAGGCTGACATTCTTCCGTCCCGCCGGAAAGTTATTGCATCAAAGGACAGCCATAGAAGACTACGTTAAAACACAGTTGTCAGATGGCGACACTGCACTATGGAATAAACCATACAAACACTTCATCCGTCCATTCATAGAAGACACATACAAATACGTAGACCCTGAACATGTCCCAGGGCATATTCAAGAAAGACGAAACGTAGATAACTACTTCGATGCCCTTGAGTATTACAAACAGATGCGTATCTATAGACAATCTGTCAATACAAACAAATACGAAGCAGAAAACGCAAAACGTAGGGCTTCAAAAACAGTCTATGGTGCAGTTGCATCAGGTTTGGACACAAGACAAGACGTAGAGTCTGCATTCGGCGCATTGTCCGATAATGAACGTGCATACTTCGCTTCATTCGTAAATGCCAACGAAGAAGACAGAGATAAAATCACAAGAATCGTTGACGATAATAATACTGCCCAAATGTATCGTATGTTATGGGCAAGGGCTGATGCAATTGATAACGGTGGAGATGTCGCTTCGGTTATTCAAGAAGAAGAAGCCGAACTTATTGATGACAATCGTGGTGCATATGAAGCATACAAAACAAGTGGCGACAGTGAAATTGGTATATCCTTCAGAGAGTATCTGCAAGAGCTAAGAGCAGCAACATTAATACAGGATGCTACGGGTATTCCTACTGAAGACTTCGTAGGCTGGGACCCTAGGATTGACATCAAAAACGTTAAACTTAGAGCCCTTCAATTATCTAAAGAAGATGTAAGGGAATATGGCTTTTGGCAGTCAGATGAAGAAGACCTTGCAAGGCAGTCTTACATTCTGAATGAAGACCAAGTAACAACCCAATTAAACTCAATTAAGGACACCAGGGCCAGAAGAGAATTCCAAACATCCCTGCTCATAAAAGACCAGATGATTAAAAATGGTGTATATGCAAAAGATGTAAGGTTCTCTAACACAGGTTTTGGTGACCAAAATATAAACATAGGCTAATGTATGACAATAAACAATCTAGTGCTTGGCGGTGCTGCTGCCGGGCTTATGGCAAACGACCCAATTGATAGTCCGATTTCAACCATCGCCGGCATTGGATTGGGGGCACTTGTGGGCTCATCAATAGAGGTTGTTAGAAGAGCATCTCCAAATAGAGAGCGGCGCGGTGCAGATAGCATCAAAATAGACCAGGCCATGCTTAACAGAGAGGCAAATAAAGTCTACACAAATGAAGACTATGAGAGGTCAATGGTTCATCAGGCCAGAAGACATAACTCAGTGTCAAGACTTTCTGCCCAAGCCTCTATGAGAGAAGCAATCAGGACTTCCCAAAGAAACGGCGGCGTGATTAATGAAGAACTTCAAAAGGCCGCACTACAAAGAGCAAATTCTTCTATTGGACAATGGGAACAATCTGTTCTATTAAACTATAAATCCCTATCAGGTGTAGACCTAACAACCTCTATCGGAAACGAAAAGGCACTAAAACTAATTAAGGGTCAATTATCTTCAGACGAAATCTCATCATTGATTTCAGAAGGCAAACTAAATGACGACGCATTCAAAACGCTGGTAAGAGCTTCGTCAAGAGATTTCATCTCTTCCTCAAGAGAAAACGGCTCAGTTTCTTTCTCGTCAAAGCTAAACACGGTCGATATGGGATGGGTTAAGAACAAAGAAGCGAAACTTCGAGGAAGCTTATCCATAGATAGAACAGCTACACCGGAAGAAAAGATAAATGCACTAAAAGGTTATCTGTCGGGAACACTCGGCCATGATGATGCGTTTGCAACAAGGTTCGCAACCAACATCTCTAATTTCTACAAGGGAGCCTCTATTGATATCTCTGATTCAGCAATCTCAATCAGAATGCCAAACGGAGAAATCATCAAGGACTACATCCCAGAGAGAAAAGACGGAGTTCTTTCTTACCTTAAAAATGGTAATAGGTACGAAGCAAATCTATTCCAACCATTCGCAGATGCCGGGATAGGTTCTACACTAGGTGGAATAGAAATGGCCTCCATATCTTCGGACGGCAAGAGTGTTGTTATCAGCTCCTCAATCACAGACAATGCAATCATAGATGGTTTTACCAACCTTGAGGTTGCAGGCTTCAGAGGTCATATAGAAGGAACACCATACGGTAAGGCATTACAAGAATTAGGTGGAACAGGTGCATACGTAGGCCCAGATGACGGAGAGAATGTGGTTAGGGCTCCATCGCTAGATATAAAATCTCAGTTCGCAAAAGCAGATAATGGCAAACTGACACGCCTTGTGGATGCCTCTTCTCTCGAAGACACAAAACGAATCATGGAAAAAATAAACTCTGAAATGATTCGTCAAACAGGTCTATCTGTATTCCCATCAAATATCCGTCAAAGAACATACAACGTTTCAAGCCTAGAGCAATCAAAAGGCGTTGTAGCTGGACTAACACCTCACCCAGAAAGGACAACAGGTTCGCTGTCTAGAGGCACCATAGTTGACCTTGCAGAAACATCCCACACCGATACCAGAAGGCTCGCAGAAGCATCAAGAGCTCTTGTTGAACAGGGCTACGGACATAACCTAAGCGGAACTATCCTAGCTTCTATTGCAAGCCATGAAAACGACTTCAACAAATCAATAGGCTCTGCTGTCATGGGTATGACCCTAGAGGACGGTAAAACAGAACAAATGCTCAAAGGTGTCAAGCTAAACTCTGCAGGCACAATAAGACTGGGCCAGGGCGACTTCACAGGTACAAAAGAGCAAATCGAAAAGATGGCTCAACTTCAATCCGGCGGCAGTGTTAAATATAACGGTGGGGAAAGTATAGGTTTCTTCGGCGGTAAAGAATACTTCGCCCCAGAAACAGTTGATTCATTCACTGCACATAGGATAGAGAATTCAAAAGATGGATTTAGGCTTATCGGTAAAAACGAAATCGTCACAGACTCCAGGTCTAACAGCGGCATTAAAATCTTCGGCGATGTGAAGTCAACATCCACTCATAGAGACAAAAGAGAGTTTGCCCTCAAAGAACTCGTAGATAGTTTCGCAAGAGACGGCTCTATCTCTATGGATAACAACGGCTCTATTGTAATAACACCTGATAGCTCCAATAACACAGAAAGATTATCAAGGCTAAAACAAGCAATCTCAAGAGGCAAAACCAAGTTCTCCCCAAGAGAGTTCAGAGGTGTTATTGAGAAGTATGCTGCTGATAATAAAGAGGAATTTGAAGATGCACTCGATATCGTAAGTAAGAAATACAAAGATATCAATGTCAGGGCAGAAGACTTTAAAACAGGCCACACTCTTCAAGGCCTTCAAGTCTCAAACCTTAAAGACAAAGATGAAGTCTCAAGAGCAAGAAACGTTATCAAAGACGTGCTGGAAAACAGCGGTGTTGATATAACAAAAGGCCCTGATGCAAATTCCTCTCAAGGAATAAAAGACCTCTATAAGGCATACCAAGAAACATCTCATTCTTTAAGAGCCCCTCAAATGGGTGCACAGCTTAGAGACGCGCGGGCAAGTCTATTTGCAGCTAAAGCAATCGAAGACCCTAAATTCTCTAATATAGGGTTAGGGACAGTTCTTGGTAATCTATCCGATATTCACGATAAGATGACCAACAGAGGCAAATCTTCCGTAGTGAGAATTGACCACGGAGACGGCAACTCTACAAGTGTAAAAATAGGCAAGGGTCAGGATATATCCGCAGCAATGGCCGATGTTCTAAAGGCGACAACAAAACGCCAGAATCTATATTCCTCAGGCGCTATTGATTACAACCAAATGTACAATGCAATCAAAGCCGACTACTTAGGACTAGAGTCAGCAGGAGGAGGCATGGGTCTGTACAACCTATCTGGACTAAGGCCAGGCACAGCAGCATTAACGGGTGAATCCTCAAGAGACCAAAGAATCTCATGGATGGCATTGGACAGATTAGAGCAACTCACAGACTCTCATGAGTTAAGAGATGCACTATCTCATGTCAATATGGATGCAATCTATGAGGTAAAGGCAAGGGCATTAGAACTTGAGCCAGGCAAAGAGTTCTCGGAAATATTTGACAGCGACCCTCATGAACGAGGCATTCAAATCCAAGATTTGTTCCATAAAGACGAATCAAAACGCCTAAAAGCATTCCGGCCTGGGGGCTCTCTAGAGCACATCAATCCGAAAGACGGATATGTCTCTATAAACCTTCCAAGACCAAGAGGCACTAACAAAGAATTCGGGGATATGAAATCATTAACAATCCCAATTCTTGATAGCAACATGAGCGGTTATGTCAAACTCGACAACGGAAGAGACGCCACAAGAGAGTCAACAAGAGCCAGACGAGACCTGCTTTCTGCAATGGCCGAGTACATCTCATCTAAAAAGGTAGGAGGCATAACAGAAGAGTATGCCGCAACTGCATATATGAATGCCTTTAAAAACTATAGACAGTTTCAAAAGCAGACAGCAACCGGTGTTAAAAAAGCTGCAGCAGGCAGGAAATACAAAAACGCAGGATACTCTACTGTTCAGCCGCTAAATGAGGCTCAACAAGCAGTCTTTGATGATGGAATGAATAAAGACAGAGTTAGGGTCTTTGTAACAGAGGACGCCGCATCCGAATACGGTTTCGACAGGAAAAGATTTGACTATCAAGAAATCGGAGATAGTGGTATGTTCCGAGTTGTAGACAAAGAATCTAATACTCCTGTTCAAGCCTTATTTACTCGTGAACCTGCAACCGGTCCAAACTCCGTCCTTAGCACAGAGCTTATTGTTGATAGAAATATGGCGAAGGGTAAGGCTGTCGGAATGGACGCAACCATCATGAAATACAACTCCGGTGACTTCGATGATGACAAGGCATTCCTTGCCTTCGCTAAGCCTGGCTCAAAGGATTACGCAAAACACAATGCAGAACTAAGGCGTATAATGAAATCTCAAGCAGAGATGATTAAAAGTCATAAAGCTGCTATTGTTGCATTAACCCCTAAGCTAAGTGAAGTGAGTAAAAAGTACACCTCAATCAAAGGCGATGACAATCCTACAAAACGCCTAATAGACAATGTTATCTCCGGGAAAGAAAGAGATATTGAGGCGCCAAGGGTAACTGCTTTCCATCAACTGGTCGAAGGTTCGCTCAAAAGGGCCAAAGAAGAAGAGTTTGCTGCACTATCGCGCCTAGGCCTCGATAGCGACGCTAGGAAGGCCGCTATGGAAGAAATAAGGGCTAGGTACTACATAGCCAATCAATCGGCCTATGTGATGCAGGAAAACACCCTTAAATCGGTTCGTCTTGCAGGTAGAGGCGGCTCTGACGAAAACCTCATGAAGATGGTCGAAGAATTCATGGCAGAGAACAGGAGTAAAAGGTCTGACTTCTCTAAACTAGGAGATATCATCGGCGACTTCATGCACTCTCTGTACAAACCAAACGGAGATGGAACAGACGACATTGTAAATTCATCTATCAACACCATTAAGAAATCCATTAGCAAATATGGTAAGGATGTTTTAGCTGACCCAGAGGCTATGGTCGGAAGTGAATTCAACAAGGCCGATGCAACGAGAGCCGCAATAAAAGCAGCCTCTTCAAACAGCGGTGCAGGTGCTGAATCATTGCCTTATGACCCAAATTCTAGTACCATAAACAAGATTGAAGACGGCGCGTATAGTGTATTAGAAACACTAAAACACAATAAACGTAAGCTGCTACTTGGCGGTGCAGGAATGGCCGGACTTGCAATTCTAAGCAGGTCAGATACACCAGACCCAAGTTCACCAATGTATAATACACCCGTTGCAAGAACATCTCCCGTATTAGAAGCAAGAACATCCGAAACAAGTTATATAAAAGACTATGGCAGCGAGCCGGGTTCAGTAACCGTAAACGGACAAATGCTTTCAGGCTTCTCCGATTCTGTCGTTAAGCAGAACATAAGAGGCCTAATCCAAGGTGATTCAAACCAACGGTCAACAGTAAGATTTGAAAACAGAAGTTACTAAGAGAACAAAATGGCAAGATTCACTTTTTCTATCAACGGAATGTTAGATTTAGAACCAGTCTCATTCGATAAGGTTGATAAATTCTACACAACCCAACACGAATTTCTAAGAGATACATCCGTTCTTACATCTAAATCTAGGTATAGCGAAATGCTGCATCTTGCCACGTTCGCTTTTGATTCCTCTGACGCGCAAGATATCACTAAATTACAAACACTTATAGCAATTTGCAATTCATTTCCATACCTATTTATCAAATCAGATGCAATCATAGAAAACCATCTGATTCCTCTGAATCTCTCTGTTGGTTCAGGATACTACATGTATGCATTACATGAATTCCAGGCAGAAATGTCAGCAACAGATTCCGACCAAGGTGTAGTTACAGTTTCACTAAGGCTACAAATGGTTAACTGGAAACCTTTAGCCAAAAGCATTAAGTTTATTTCAATAGAAGAATCTGTCCAGGCTAGGTCTAAAAACGGAGCACTCCACAACATCTCCGAATATGATGCTTCGGCAGGTGACGATGTAGTATCCTCAGGAAGCTACGTCAAATACGTAGACAATCCTGATGAGTCAAACCTTTTGTCTCATATGGTTGAGAAGAACATCAGTGCGGATATAGAAGGCCTATTAAATTCTGGTATGAACCGTACCTTTGAATTTAACTTAGGCTGGCCGCTAGTGATGGTAGACCTCCAATTTGAAGGACGGCCAAAAACAGACTTCTGCTGGAATCAGGTAAGAGAGTTCCGTACATTAAAAACCGTAGACCTAAGCGGTTCACTTAAGGATGATAAGAAAACATCACAGTCAAATATCTCAGAAGTAGCAGGTAATAATCCAGAGAGATATGACGAAACAGGAAGAATCTGGGTTGGCTATGTCAGAGAGAAATTAGCAGGAACCTCTGTTAAAGACGGAGACGTTGCACTTCAGTCTATCTCTGTTAGAAGGAGAAATAGATTTGCCAATCAGACCGTACAGGGTTTTGTATATCCATATGCACAATACCTAGGCAGGTCTCCATCCGAGATTATGATTACCACAGCCGTTAATCATATGAAGGGGATGGCATCTACAACAGCAATGCAGGCGATTAAGAAAGCAGATGAAATGACAAACTATGTCAGAGCATCAACGCCCGCCCTTAAAGGCTTAGATGTACTTGCTATTGAAAACCCCCTGGTTAACGGACTAGGAATCAAATACGCAATCCTGGATTCATCTCACGCCACAACCTCAGGTTCTTTAAATAACCTACTGGTAAACAACTTCACATTCGTAGAATCCGATTCATACGGCGCAATCGAGTCAAGCCGCTATGTTCTTGCATCATCTGCAAACGGATGGAATGACTCTACCAATAAAGCAAAAAGAATCCTTGAGTTTCTATCTCAATTCCAGGCACTTCAAAAAGAAGGTGCATCAACATCCGAATACGACTCTATTGTTAGGACAATTCAGACAAGACTTATAGACGCACTTGATAAAACAGCAGAAGGCGAACTGTCAGAAGCTATCCGTCTTAAAAACTCAGAAGAGTACAAAAAAGCAAGTGACAGTCTGAAGTCTATCTTTATTGTTCAGATGTACATGATGCTTGCACTAACCAATACGGCATCAGGTTCCGAGGAAAGGATAACCCTTGAGAGAATCCGACTATTAGACTCTGAAATCGAATCCCTTTATTTTGATGTCGTTACATCTCTCAATCCCGTTACAATCAAGGGTTTACGAGAAGACATGCAGAAGGAAAAGAATTGGATAGAGAAACTGGAAGGTAGCTATACTTCTTTTAACGGAGAAGGTATTCCTGACCTTAAGATTAGAGAGACCTTCGAGAACATTCCCTCTACTCAAGAATATCCTTCATGGAAGGACCTTTCTTCTTTCCCGTTTATTTACGACCAAGGAGTCTTGTCTCCAGATAAAGTCGTTGCATTCTGGGATGAAAAACTTCCTGAAATCAATAAGTTACTTGAATCTGTCGGTGCACTGATAAAAACAGACCTGAACATTTACACCACTGCCCCAGCAATGAATGATGCAGGAGGCAATGCAACAACAGGTGCATCTGTTATGGTTCAAGAACCAACAGGAGGCACAAGCGTTAAGAAGAAGGCAAACGTAGAGTACAAATACACAAGAGAGCTCTATGAAAGAGACAGTAAAGTAAGTGCTTCGTCTAATCAAAAACTTCTGCCTCTTGAAAACATTGTCGCTTACACTAGGCTTGGACGGGACCTTCAGAACTTCGGCGGAAGACATATGGGGCTTGACATGCCAGTCCCTGTAGGGACTCCAGTCAGGGCGGCGGATACCGGTACTGTTGCATTGGCTAAATTCCAAATGAACAAAAACGGTAAGCGCGGATATGGTAATGTAATCTATCTCAAACATAAAAACGGTATAGAAACAAGATACGCACACTTAAGCAGAATCCTCGTAAGAGAAGGCTCAACTGTAGAGAGAGGCCAAATCATCGGTCTTTCTGGCAATACAGGTGGCTCGACAGGCCCACACCTTCACTATGAGATAAGAATAAACGGTAAGGTTATCAGCCCTAAAGCCTACTATGGAAAAACAACCAATGGTCCGTCATCTATTTCGACAGGTCAATCAAGACATTCTGCCTCATATGCTTCTGCAGCATATGCACGAGGAGGGTCAAGTGCAAGGGCCAGCATAGCAACCCTTAAACAATTCATAGCCGCAGGTGAGAGCGGTGGCAGTTACGACATCTCTAACTGGTATGTAGGCCAAAGACTTCATTCCGGCAATAAAGGGATTTCTAATAAAACTGTTGCACAGGTTATGGCTATGCAAAGCTCAGGCCAAGCATATGCAGTTGGCAAATACCAAGTTATCCCAAGTACACTAAGGGCTGCTGTCCAGGGACTTAAACTTCCGGGCAACACAGTAATGTCTCCGTCAACACAAGAGAGAATTGGCACTTGGTTAATCTTCAATAAGCGTCCTGCATTAGGTGCATACATTCGAGGAGAAAGCAATGACCTTGATAGAGCACACAGGGAGTTTGCCCTAGAGTGGCGTTCAATTCCAATGCCAAACGGACGTTCTGCAAGTGCAAGCGGAGACAAAGTTCATGCAGGATACACCCCAGAAAAGGTAAGACAAGCCCTATTGGCAGCAAGAGCAGCATTTGCTAAATCAATTGCATCAGGCAACAGCAAAGAAAAGGCCCAAGAGGAAGCAGTTGCATCAACAGCACTTGCAAGAGTTGCTGGCGGAGAAGACGTAGCTTCTGTTGTCAGTTCGTACGCAGATGAACTCGGCGCGGGAAGAGAAAAAGACCCAATCGAAGCAATCGTAGACCCTGTTCCGTGGACAGAAGAAATCCAGGCTAAATCAAGATTGGAGAACTTCGTCAAAGACCTTAACAGAGGAATTCAGAAACTGATTCCAACATACAAGGTTTACATGGTTCACGGTAACGATGAAAACAGTCTGATTAACCTTATTAACTATAGGCAACACGCATCCTACTACGAAGTTCCGGCAGTTAGAAACATCCGCGTAGAAATGGCGAATCAGGACAACCCTGTAGCTGTTGCAACCTTCGAGGTTCTCAATGCTTTAAATACAGCATCTGACCCTAAAGAGCTAAGAAGTAAAAAGACCGAACAGATTGACATCCGTTCACTAAACTCAGACGCCGCACGTATCGTTGCTATTGACCAAATCCGTTTGAAAGCAGGCAACAAAATCCAAATCAGAATGGGTTATGGCAATGACCCTAATAAACTATCTGTAATATTTAACGGTGTAGTTACTGAATCTGATGGAGGAGAAGTTCTAACAATCGTAGCAGAAGGTTACGGTAGAGAACTTCAAAACGAAATGCTCTTTATCGGTGACGTTGTTCCTACGTTCATGTTCCTATCTGATATGGACAACCTCTACGTATCAGCAGCCGTAGCAAAAGTTCTTAAGTCTGCAAACTTAGACCACTTTGGTAGAAACCCAAGATGGTTCGCGGATAACAATGACTTCCGTGACGTAAGGGGGATGTCAACAGAAACCCTAGCTTCACAAACTGTTGGAGATAGCGGAATGAGTTTCGGCAATTCCCTATGGAACTCCCAGTTAGACGAATACTTCTTCTACTCTGCAAAAGGTGCAACAGAAAGCCTTGAAAACTTCTGGCTAATGAATGTCGATATGGCAGACAGATTCTTCGTAACATCCTTAAAAGATTTATTCCCATTCTCCCTGAACGATTTCTTCTCAAACTTCAATGTTGTAAATAAAACAGTCTGGGATGTATTAACAACCGGCCGCCGGATGTTCCCTTCATCTGTCCTATTGGTTAAAAACATCGAAGGAAGAGCCACAACATTCTCTGGAATCAAAGAACAAATGATGATAGGAAAAGAAAAACCTACATCACTTGCGGCAGAGCTCCTTGCAAGAATCCAGAAGAAAGGTGCAACAAAAGAAGTCGTAGAAGGCGGAACTATCAAAGACCCAACCCTTTATTACCATGTCAGAGATACAATGAAGGACAGGTATAAAATAGTTAGTGACCAAGCAGCGCAGTATAACGGCTCTGACTTAATAGATATTCTAGACGCAGCCAATTCTGATAAGTACACCGATATATCCTCATATGTTCCTGCAACAAACTTTCATATGATTAACAGTTCTTATAATCTAATTTCAAACCAAATGAAGTTAGACCAGAATTGCATCACAGGGGCAAAAGTCGAGTATAACTCTGACCCGGAAGACTTCGGATACGGAGAAAATATCTTCGACATGAAGGCTAACGGCGGACTTAAAGGTTCTTTGACTAAGTTCGGTTACATCAACGATAACTCTATTAGTTCTGTTGGTATGGCCATTAAAACAGCACAAGGATACCTCCTAGAAGAACTTGAGAAGATGTATAGCGGGGCAATCATTATTACTGGCAATCCAGATGTTCAGCCCGGCGACTATGCGTTTATCCAAGATGACCTAAGAAACATGTCAGGCGTCATCAAATGCCGTGAAGTTCAACATGTATTCACAGAGTACGACGGATACATCACAATCATCACTCCAGGTATGTTCGTAGAGCCATCTACTCATATGTATTCAAACCTATATATGAAACTAGGTATCTTTATGAATTTCGTTTCTACTGCGGCTTCTGAATATGCTCAGATTTCTACAGCAGAAACAGTCCCAGGTTTGATTTACGAACAAACAGCATTCCAGCCTACAGAAATGGGTGCATCTGTTTATCTTCTTGGGGCAGGCAATATTGCAGTTGGAGGCATTTCGTCAGCACTGGTCTACAGAGGTGCAAGTAGGATTGCAGGTGGCTCTCTGTTTAATGCGGCATCAAAAAGTGTTGGACTTGCAGCAAGGGCAGGCAGGGCAATTGCAGGCATAGGATGGGTAAGGTCTGCTGCTCACACAGTTATGGCATTCGGCTCATCTGTTGGTTCAAAAACCTTGCAAGCACTCCCACGCTCTGCAAAAGCAATATCTCTGGTTAAGAATATTGTTGCGGGAGGAAGGGTTGCAGCATTGGCAGCAATGGACACAGCAGCGGCGGGATTCATAGCAGTAGCAGCAGTAGCGGCACTTATCGCAGTTCTAGTCTATGGTGCATTGGCAATGATTCAGAACTTAATCGAATCATACGCACTTAAAATGGAGATGCGTCATAGGTCCTTAATGAAGTTCCCCGTTAAAGTTTATGGACAAGAATACACTGCAAGTCTTACCGGCTGGAACGACACAGAGACTCCTCTTGAGATGCAGATAGAAAATGTTAAAGAATCAGTTAGGGCTTTGAGTGACATTAACGAGGCCAGCAATCAGGCCGGATATGATGGCTCTAAATATGCCTTATATTTTAAATTAGCTACGGATTAAAAATGTCATCAGCTCTAATAAATAAATCTGGGGCCGACTTCACAAGAGTCGGTTCTATTCAATCTGTATCAATACAGGGAACACAACTATTTGCCGTCATTAGGTTAGAAGGTGAGCCAATGCAAGATATGGCTGGTAACACAGTCAACTGCGGACGGCATTTAGTTGGCCTCCCAAGGTATGCACCAGAAAGCACTGCAACAATGGCAGAGTTGTTAATTCCAATTAATATTAACAGCTCTGTTCAAGCAGTAGACCCTAAGACATTAATAGACTCTAGGGTTATAGTATTCTTCACTTCTAATGGTTTCCCAGAAGGCGCCACAATCATAAATCAACCAGATGCAAGAGTTATGAGCCGGCGGGAGCTGTTTGATTTACGCTTAAGAAACAAGGATGGTATAATAGACCAACTAACAAAAAAGGAAGTAGAGGCAGCAAGCAAAGAAGCTTCCAAGAATCTTGAAGTGATTCAAGGTGAGGTCTATGACCCTAGATTTCATAAAGGCGCGGTAGGTGTATACGGAAGCGAACAGAGTATGTTTGTAGCAAGCCCTATGCACCAATCCCAATATGCAGACTTCTCAACCCGTATTGATAAGAAATACACCATACTGGATGTACAAAAAGAAACGAGGAAGAAAGAATGCTATATGCCTGCAACAGTTTTCACAGGACGAAGTTAAATGTCTCTTCTCTTAAGACCGTCTCCGACGAGTTCCGCACTTATTGATGTAAGAGAAGATGTAAGTTCAGTTACTGCGGGCTCTATGTCCGTTTCGGTTCACAAGGATTACGGGGCGTTTATTAACGGCCCGCTTTCCGTATCAGCATCTCCAACATCAATAACCTTCGGCGGATTCTACAAATTCAATCCGGTAGCCCTATCGGGTATGCCATCAACACTAATCACTCCTGTTCCAACATTTGAAGTAACAGTTCCTACTAAAAATATAGGAACCCAACAAATACTAAATTCAATAGTAGTCAGCACCATAACAGGAATCTTTTAATGTACTCTAAAAATATAAAAAGAGACCTCCGTATGGACAAGTACGGGGACATCTCGTTTAGCGGCTACGATATTAAATCAACAACAAATGAAAATGACATTGTTGTTCAAAACTCTGCCCACAGAATCATGAGTTCTCACAGAGACCTGTTTTTACACAGACTGTATGGGGCAAATCTCCAATCATTTATTGGCAGAAAAATAAACGATTCTTTGGTAACAGAAATACAGAGGGCAATCGTTGAGTCATTAACCTCTGACAACTTTTTAAACAATTTTCAGCTATCAGTCATTCCTATTGCGGACAGAGATAAGGTTTTCTTTAAAATATCGGTAGGAACAACCGGAGACTTCCTGACTAATAGAGAGAACGAACTTAATATAGTTTTTAGCCCATCAGGAGGCATAAGGTATGTTTAGCGAGATTACAAATCCGACACTAACAAAGAAAAAGATTATGCAGAAGATGGCGGAGGTCACAGGAGTCAATAATGACAGCCGCTCGTCTATCATGTCCGGTATAGCAGAATCAGTAAGCGGAGTTATTTCAGACTCCGTAAAGTATTCTAACGGAATTGTTAATAGCACATACACCGAATATGCGGTAGGTGAAACTCTAACCAATAACGCCATTGAGTTTGGTGTAATCAGAGATATTTATTCTGATATCTATGTTGATGAACAGGACGCTGCAATAGCAATAGAACCTGAAAACGGAATCGCATTCCCAAGATTCTCGGACGGCAAGATTGCAATCAAAGCTGGCAAGCATTATCAGCTTGGAGGCTCTACAGTCGAAGTTTTAAAAGACGTTTATATTTCAACATCAGAATCTTCAATTCCTGTTCCGGCGAGAGTTATTTCAAACTCCCAGACGGACATCAAAACAAACACTTCGATTGATATCTTCACCAAGGATAATCCATACACTTCTGGAGTTGTTCTTAGATTCAAGAAACCAATTCACAATAGGTTGTATGAAGAGACAGACGAACAGTTGAGAGGAAGGGTCTTCTTGTCCAAGAGTAAGGTTCACGGCTCTAGTAATATGGCTCTGTCGGGAATCATCTCTTCAATTCCTCTGGTCAAACATTTTCACATAGAAGAAGATAGCTCAGTTGGTGTAACAAGGGTTTTTGTTGCAACATCCAAAACCATGATTGACGAAGAAGAACAAAACTTCGGAGCAATCGTTGCAGCAATCAGGTCGCGGGCAGACTATAAACTATCGGCAGAGCAAAGAATAGAGGTTCATCCCGCAGAAGTTATCAGAATTTCTCCATTGTACACATACAAAAATATCTCAGAAGAAATGGCTATGTCGGCAATGGCAGACTCCTTCAATCAGATATACACCCCATTTTCTAAATCAATCAGCATTGATGAGTTAAACAAGAAAATCATTGAATCTGGTGTAGGTGTTACAGTGGACAGATTTATAATTTCCAATAAGAGACTAGGTATTATAGGCTCTCAATCAGAAGGCATCCTATCTATTGATGGCCCATACATTACCGTATTCTCAGACGCAGAAGCACAAGGGGCTCCGGAGTGAAACAAAATTTATCATTAAATCTTTTCACAAAGTATTTCGCCAAATGGTCTACACCATACCAGTCCCAATACTCAAACGTAGGGAGGGTACTCTCTCCCTTATCTGATATAATCAATTCCGGAATCGAATATAGTTCTAACCTATTGAATGTAAGATACCGCAAGTCCAGTTTAGACACCTATGATAAATTATATCTGTTGCCCTCGTATGGAGACTACAAGCAGATTGAAGTAGAGTCTTCAAGGATTATATCTGCAGACGGCAGTATTCAATACCTGGGCACATCCGTTACGGAGAATGTTGGTCAATACGGAGAAGAGTTCTTTGGGCTATATCCTGCTTCTGGAGTAGAGCTCATAGAGAATGAGTTTAACTGGCTTGAAGATTCTGTATCCGTAAGTGTAGAACCGGGCGAAACGCATTTGAATATCAGATTCGTATCTCCTAACAGAATATACATCACATCGGGCGGCGGGCCTGTTAATATCCCTATTGTTATCAGCGGATATAACAAAAACTACAAATACATCACAGAGCAAATTCAAGTAACACATAAAGGCTGCTTCGAATCATTCAATGAATTCTCAGAAATATGTTCAGTGCAGTCTCCAATAAAAGTTGAAATCTCTAACTATGTAGACTGCCAGCTAG